CATGGGTTCACTCTCAGGTCATCGATAATATGGATTGCGGCACTGGCGTAACCCTCGCCGGTCACGGTTAGGGTGTCAGGTAAATACGGGTATACGGTTAACTCATCACCGCTGTAACTACCTGCGGCGATAGTCAGCGGGCCGCTACTGTCGAGATTGATAGACAGGCCGACTAAGTGGCGGCTGCATGGTTTGGCGTCGTCTATCAGTCGCTCCAGCTCTTGATACATCTCTTCGGTAATGCCGGTTTCCAACACACCAACATCGAGGCGAAAGGTGCCGGGTGTCTCGTTGGTCTTCCACCACTCAATCACCTTGATGAGATAGCCGAGCGGCTCAACCACCCGACGAATTGCGCCAATGGTGCCCTTGTGTTTGTGCACGTACTGCGAGGACTTCACCACCGCGCGCTTGGTGGCTTCCGGCCAGATTGATAGACAGGCCGACTAAGTGGCGGCTGCATGGTTTGGCGTCGTCTATCAGTCGCTCCAGCTCTTGATACATCTCTTCGGTAATGCCGGTTTCCAACACACCAACATCGAGGCGAAAGGTGCCGGGTGTCTCGTTGGTCTTCCACCACTCAATCACCTTGATGAGATAGCCGAGCGGCTCAACCACCCGACGAATTGCGCCAATGGTGCCCTTGTGTTTGTGCACGTACTGCGAGGACTTCACCACCGCGCGCTTGGTGGCTTCCGGCCATTTCTCATCCCAGCGGTCAACCGACCACGCCCACGCCAGATAGGGCAGCAGGGGTAACGGGCAAGTGTCGGCGTTCCAGAGCTGGCGAATCGGAACCGGGGTGTTTTCCAGTTCGGCACAGGCGCGCGCGGCGGCCACTTCCAGCACCGACGAACCCACAGGGAGTAAGCGGTCAGTCATCCGTACCCCCGACAGTGATAGTGCTGCCGGTGCACCATGCGGCTTGGGTTTTATCCAGCACCACGTCGGCTAACGGGGCATTAATTACCGCCCGCTGGACGCCCTCAACATGCAGCGCGGCATAGAGTGCTGACAGGCGAATGTCGCGGCCGAGGCGGCGCTGTGCGGTGACAAAGGCAGTCAGTTTTTTCTCGGCCGCCATGCGCACTGGTTCCGCTTCTGGCCCCGGATGAAGATAGAGCACGGCGTCAATCTCATAGTCTTCAATGCGGGCGGATTGCACCGTCACCCGGTCAGCCACCGGCCGCGTGTTCTCATCATTCAGCGCGGCCTCAACCACTGCCAACAGCTCGTCTGAGGCTTCGCCGTTGCCCTCACGCGATAACACCGTGACCGTGACACAAGCGGGTGTCGGACTGATTGCCGAGGCATCAGCGACCCGGCCGTCAGCACTTTTGGCGTGATATTCATACGCGCCCGTTGGCCCGGCGACGCTCAAGCCCTCAAAGGCTTGCGGGATACGCACCCGGAAATCACTGTCCGATTCCATCACCGCGTCAATCGGTGGAATGGCGGTGGGGTCTGCCGGGGTAATCACCAGCCGCTCAACGTTGTTATTTGCGCCAAGCTGGTCTAAATCACTGCCGACGGCATAGGCCACCATCACCGCGCGGGCCGCGTCATTGACGCGTTGGCGCAATATCACCTCACGGTAGGCGTTTTCCTGCAACAGCTTGACCAGCGGCTCAGATTCCAGCGACAAGGTACGGGCCACGGCGGCGCGCTGTTCTTCCGGGTAAAGAGAAATCAGCGTGGCTTTGCGCTCGGCCAACAGGGTTTCATAATCCAGTTCTTCCACCACAAAAGGCGGGGGTAACAGGCTCAGGTCAATGGTTGCCATAGGGTCAGCTCACAGGGATGGTTAAAGAAAGGGGGGCCGCGCTATCGGTGCGGGTGCCAGTGATATCGACCACCATTTTTCCGTCAAGGGTGGTATCAAAAGTGATGCCCGTCAGCTTGACCCTCGGTTCCCAGCGCAAAATAGCGCTGTAACTGGCGGCCATAATTTGCAGTCTCAAGGCCGGATTTTGTGGCTGGTCAATCAGCTCGGATAACAATGAGCCATAAGACCGGCGCATCACCCGCGAACCGACGGGCGTAATCAGAATGTCTGCAATTGACTGGCTGATATGGTCAGCATCGGTAATGGTCTGCCCCGCGTTGCGGCTCATGCCGAGGTATGTGGCTGTCGTCATTGAATCCCCTCCGTGTAACTACCCCCGCGCTGCACACCGCCATGGTCATGGTCATCAACCACCACACCATTAGATGAAAACTGGCCGCCGGTATGCGTGATATCGCCTCTCATGGTGCCGCCTTTGGTGACATTCAGCGTGGCGGTGGTCAGGTTGTTAGTACATTCCACCTCCGGCGTATCCAACAAGATTTTGACCGAGGCAACGCAGGTGATATTGGGGGCGGTGGCATTCACCGATTCGGCCGCATTGATAACCGCCGTTTTGATGCCGTCAGCCAGCAACTCGCCGCTTTCCGGTTCATAGTGCAACGTGGCACCATCAGGAAAAGCGAGATACAGGCCATTGGCCGAGGCCGACGGCGGCGGGAAGTCATCAGAGAAAATGCCCGGCAACACAAAGGCGGTATCCAGTTCGCCACCGAGGGACAATATCAACACCTGTTCACCCTCGGACGGCGCCCACCATGATCGCGATTGACCAGCGCGCAGCGTCAGCCAGTTTAACCAGCCGGTGGTATTGTCCCCAGTCGCCACACGGCACAGGGCTTGGTCGAGATCGACCTCGGCCACAGTGCCAATACGGACAAGGTTGCGCAGCAGGCGCAGAATTTCAGTGAGTTGGGTTTGTGTATTCATGCAGAAAGGATGCCGCCCAACAGGTCAGGCGGCAATTTGTGCGGGTTTGTTCATCGACAGGACAACAGACACACTACTTTGACAGGCTTTCCATCACGGCATGCTCGACAATGGCAATATCTTGCCGACTAAAGCCGAGCAACGGCCGCTCGTCATACTGCACATCTTTACTGTGCACGTTCGGACGGTCACGCAGGCCAAAATGATGCACGGCCGCCATCCGTTCCACGCGTCCAGCAGGCGCAGAATTTCAGTGAGTTGGGTTTGTGTATTCATGCAGAAAGGATGCCGCCCAACAGGTCAGGCGGCAATTTGTGCGGGTTTGTTCATCGACAGGACAACAGACACACTACTTTGACAGGCTTTCCATCACGGCATGCTCGACAATGGCAATATCTTGCCGACTAAAGCCGAGCAACGGCCGCTCGTCATACTGCACATCTTTACTGTGCACGTTCGGACGGTCACGCAGGCCAAAATGATGCACGGCCGCCATCCGTTCCACGCGTCCCGCAAATTCGACCACCGCCTCATTGGGGTTATTGTTGGCTTTCATATAGCGCGCGGTGCGCAGCTTGGCGAACATTTCCCGCTTAATCCGGCCCTTGGGTTTACGCAGCGGTTGAGATTTACGGGCAGCATACGGGGTGCCGTCTGGCGCTTGCTGGCGGGACGGTCACGCAGGCCAAAATGATGCACGGCCGCCATCCGTTCCACGCGTCCCGCAAATTCGACCACCGCCTCATTGGGGTTATTGTTGGCTTTCATATAGCGCGCGGTGCGCAGCTTGGCGAACATTTCCCGCTTAATCCGGCCCTTGGGTTTACGCAGCGGTTGAGATTTACGGGCAGCATACGGGGTGCCGTCTGGCGCTTGCTGGCGTTTAATGCGTTGCTGTTGACTGGCGCGCAGGCGTTTGGCGACTGTGGCCGCCAGCGCTTTGCGCGCCTTGGGGGTTAAGCTGGCAATCAACCCAGCCAATGCATCATCAAAGGGTTTCAGCTCATTCACTTGACCGTTTCCCCGTTAAAGTAAATGGCTGTTGGGCGCGTGGGGGCCGCTTTCATATAGCGCGCGGTGCGCAGCTTGGCGAACATTTCCCGCTTAATCCGGCCCTTGGGTTTACGCAGCGGTTGAGATTTACGGGCAGCATACGGGGTGCCGTCTGGCGCTTGCTGGCGTTTAATGCGTTGCTGTTGACTGGCGCGCAGGCGTTTGGCGACTGTGGCCGCCAGCGCTTTGCGCGCCTTGGGGGTTAAGCTGGCAATCAACCCAGCCAATGCATCATCAAAGGGTTTCAGCTCATTCACTTGACCGTTTCCCCGTTAAAGTAAATGGCTGTTGGCCGCGTTGCTGCCCCCGGCCAAGTCGGCTCCAGCGCATGGTTAACATGCAGTGCGCCGTCGACCTCTTTCACAATGGCCCGTTCGGTCAATTGCAGGTCGATACGGATATCACTCAACACATCGCTAATCACATCAACCTTATGAATAAAGCCGTTGCGGCGCTTTTCTTCTGTCGCCATGATGTCCGGTTGATGCTCCCGCAGCCATGCCAGAATCGGCACAAAGAGATAATCAACATCGCTGGCGAAGTCCTCAATAAACAGCGTCAGCGTATATTGATTTTCAAAAGAGAGCGACGGGGCCAGTGTTGAGACAATGCGCCCGCCATCAACAAACATTTTTAGCCGTTCCGGGTTAGTCTGAAATAGCTCCAGACTGTCGGTTAAGGCTTGGCGTAGCAGTTTGGGTTTTAACATGATGTTGTTCCTGACACTGTTTCACGGCTTCCACTTGCAGCCCGCAGGCCACCAGTGCGGTTTCTAACTGGCGGATATCGGCACTTAAATCACCGTTAACCGCCGGACTACTGCCCGGCAGCGGACAACTGTTCACCGTCGGACAGCCAACGTAAATAATCGTTGGCGCTGGCGAACGCGGGGCGCTGGTGCAGCCGGATAACATCAGCAGGCAAAGCAGCAGCGAACCAATCACGCAGGGCTTTATTTTCATTGAGTAACCTTTGTATTTTTTGTTCACGGGATAATGACAAGGTGCTGGCGTGGCTCAGTGATTGCCGCAATGCCTGCTCATTTTCTGCCTGTTGCCGGGCCTCATCTTGCAAGCGGGTGATCGCATTGTCTCGGCTCTCAATCCCAGCGGATAAGGTGCCAATAATTCGGTTAGCACCGTCGATATCGTGGCTCAGACGGTTGGCATGCCACCCGAGTGCAACCAATAACGCGGCTATCACCATCATTGCTATACGCATATCAGACCCCGCTCAGGCAGTACGTTTGTTCAGTGGTGCGGCGACGTTCTAGCCCTTTGGTTTTTACGCCATTGACGTACACCCAGCGCGGCAACTGATTGCACTGCCTGTTGCCGGGCCTCATCTTGCAAGCGGGTGATCGCATTGTCTCGGCTCTCAATCCCAGCGGATAAGGTGCCAATAATTCGGTTAGCACCGTCGATATCGTGGCTCAGACGGTTGGCATGCCACCCGAGTGCAACCAATAACGCGGCTATCACCATCATTGCTATACGCATATCAGACCCCGCTCAGGCAGTACGTTTGTTCAGTGGTGCGGCGACGTTCTAGCCCTTTGGTTTTTACGCCATTGACGTACACCCAGCGCGGCAACTGATTGCATTCTAGCCCTTTGGTTTTTACGCCATTGACGTACACCCAGCGCGGCAACTGATTGCAGGCGCTGTGCCAGTCGCCCTTGTTGACAAAAAAGGCCAGTGTCGAGCGGCAAGCCGCACCGGTGCCGACGTTAAAGGCGAAACTCACTACTGCGTCATACACCTGTTGTGGCATGGCAACCGGCATACACACGGCGATTGCCTGCTCAACCCGTTGCACATCCGCCACCAGATTGACCGCCACCTGCCTCTCACTAATCACGCTGCCCGGCTTAACGCCAGCCGTGTGACCGATGCCATTTGTCCAAACGTTGGCGCTACATTGGTAGGCGTTGAGCTGGCAACCCTCATAATCGGCAATCAGTTTTAGCCCAGCAGCCGATGTTTTTAAGGTTTGGTAATTTGGCAAGGTGGCGGCCAGTGCCAGAATGACCCCGACCAGACAGCGCTTAACGATTGAGTTCATCGAACACCTCCCGCCTAATACTCAGTTCTTTCAGCAAGAAATAACTCTTGCGCCGGTAATACCAGTTAATAAGACAGGTCGCCGCAGCAGCCAGCGCCGCCACATAAAACGCAATATCTTGCGGACTCAGTGCGCCAATAAACGCTAACAGCAGCGCAAAAACATAAGCTAACGCAGAGCTGATTTTCTCCATTTTCAATCCCATAATTGAACGGTTTCACGTTGGGCCGCCGGGGCCATGTCGGGTAACTCCACCGGATAACCGTGGGGCAGAATGGCACCCAGTTCCGACAGCCCCGGATTTGCGTCATAGACTTGCTCCAACACATCTTGCGTGCGGCCGTAATGCCGCCAGCACAGTGCGTCGAGCGTGTCGCCTTGCAACGCGTAAACCCACATCAGATAAGGCCAATAATGCTGTGGGACTTACCGGCAATGTTGCGAATGCTAATCCGCGCATCACGCCACAACTCATCAACCGTGCTTTCAATGGCCTCCGCACGTTTATCACCACGCGCGCTGGCGTCATAGCCGCGATAACGTTCGGCCAGCAGCGCGGCCGTAATGGCGCAGACCGCCCGCTGGTATTCGGCCAACAGGATGCTTTCGCCGTCCAGTTGCTCGGCCGGCACCTCGGCCAGTGTCTTGAAACCAGTCGCCATCTGGTCACTGCGGTACTCGAACAGTTCGGCGTTGACCTCAGAGATTGCGCCCTTGATGGTAAAACGCAGGCGCTCGGCGGTGACGGTTCCCTCAAGGCGCAACAATTCGCGCAGCTTTATCGGGTCAACCGCAGGCCAAAAAAAGGTATTTTCAATCACCGGTTCAGCCGTTTTGTCAGGCCGTGGCGCGGGGATAACAACAGTGGTCATGGCAACCTCAATATCAGAATGGGTGGGCGGTGGACGACGGCGTTAACACGATAAAATCGGTTGCGGCCATCGTGCCGCCCGGCTCGGGGAGCGTTCGGGTTAGCGGCTGGCGGCGTTCTTTAACTTCACGGCCAGCCGCTCAATGTCTTTCTTGACGCCACAACCGGTGTGTAGCTGGAGTGCGCGGTGAAGATGGGACAGGGCCAGTTCGCCCCGGCCACTGTCACGCAACACATAACCGGTCATTTTGTGCAGTTTGGCCCGCACTTGGTCGGGCATGTCCTCGTCTTCCATCAGCTCAATGGTTTGTAGCAGATGGTCAACATCAACCGGTTTACCGGTGGCATAAGCGCGCCCGGCCGACTCGGCCACTTCCTCGGCAATCAGGTAAGCTGTCGAGCGGGTAAAGCGGTCGGTTGGCACTAATTGATAACGCAGGGCATAACGGGCGATATCCAGTGCGCCGGGAATATCCCCAGCGTCCAGACGCCAAATCATGACAGTCATTAAAATGGCGTCCTGCGCGCCTTTCCCCTCACTTAACACACCCGACACCCACGGCAGATAATCCGGCAAGAGTTGGCGTTTCAGCTCGGCTTTACGCTCGTTTGAACGTACCTGTTTCAGCTTGCGTTTATCTTCATTGAGCTTGAGCAACATCAGCTCGTAGCCGGTGGCGTGGCGCAGCGGGTTATCCCGCTGCTGTGAGGCGGCAATAGCCGACTGTCTTATAAAGTGGCGGCGCGCAGGACTGGTCATAACTTATTTGCCCTCATTAGTAGCGGCTGGTGCAGAGACAGCTTTCACTACGTCAACCAGTGCATCAGTGAGACGATTAAAGTCGGATTTATCCGCTTTTTCGGGTTCCTCTTTTTTCGGTGTCGGTAAAATCTCGATATTCTCCACCAGACAACCACCGGCGTAATCTTCCACCACGTAATCCTCTTTAATGGATTCGTAGTTTTCGATGCGGTCACGCTTGGCGACTTCATCAATATGACGTCGGTGTGACTCTTCCAGCCAGTAGATAGAAAGGTTATCGAGGCGGGTGATCATGAATGCATTAGCCGGGAAATAAGGCGCACTGACCGCCGGTAAGTTACCGATACGCTTCTGGCTGATAATCATGTCAGCAGCAAGAGATTCACTGTTTTCCTGCGCTCGGTTGACCAACGGGAAATATTTATCTTGCATCAGATTACGCCCTGTAAGGACAACAAGGCCGGGGTCTTCCTGATACCATTCGGCAATCATGGTATTAGCCGCATCCATCACCAACGCATCCAGATTGACGTAATCACCGCCCTCACCAACACGAATTTTGTCTGACACCAGTTCGCCATTTTCCCCAACGACTTTATTCATCACGCGGGCTGGGGCGTTATTGCGGTATTTTTGCAACCAGCCCACAGCAAGGTCTTCCAGCATGGGGAACTGTGCGCGGTTAGAGGTTTTAGCGCGATGGGTGCCGTTGAAACCGGCCATAATGCGGTCAAGTGCCTGACGCTTGATAATGGCGTCGCGTAAGCGGGTCTGGAAGTCCAGATAACGCGCCCACATATCGAGGGTGCTATAGCGGATGTGGAAATCGTAGTTCACCTGTTCACAGAAATACTTCTCACTGTCCAGTGAGGCAAACTCGGCGGTTTCACGTTCGTCGCCACCGTCGGTGTCGGTGGTGCTGGCAACTGAGCCATTGACACCAAGACCGACCTTTTCGGCGGTCAGTTCGGCAACTGGCACAATATTGATACTGCTTAGGAAATCAGAGGACTCTTGGACGCGGGTCATGATGGTCTGCGTGACGGAGGGTTCAACGCTGAATTTTTTATTCAGGTCGCCGGTTTCCACCCCGTTCAGCTCGGCTTGACGGGTCAGATAGGCATTAAATTTAAAACGAGTTGCTGGGCGCATAATAATCCTGATTCAGTTAAATAACGTGTTAATGAAATAGCAATTTGGCCGCACAACCGGCGGCCAGTAACCACGGCTAGCAGTCAGTCAGCACCTCGGCTTTACCATTGACGCCAGTGGACTCCGGCCGTTTGGTCTGGCTAAAGTTTTCAGTGATAGAAAGTTTGTTTTCTAGGGATGTAACTCCTTGCTTTCCCTTTTCGATACTCTGTTTCAGCTCCACCACTTGGTCAGCAAGTTGTTTTTCAATAGCCGTAAAGCGGGCTTCAATGGTTTCTCCCTGTTCCTGCACATGCACGGCCACGGCATTCACCGCCTCATGCACATCATTAAAACGGGCATCGTCGGTGGCCTGTTTGCGGCTGAATACTGACTTCACCATGGTGAGTAAAGTGACACCCGGCTCGGCTACGTCTTCAAATTCCAGTTGCACTTCAACCGCCGCAGAGAAAAAGTTATCCGGGTGAGATTTACGTGCGGCCAGTGGGTTGTGTTTGGCTTTGGTGCTGAATTCCAACATTTCAGTGCCAAGACTGGCGGGGTCATCGGTCACGGCCAGACCGACCAGATAGGCTTTACCGGTATTGGCAAAGTTCGGGCGAATTTCCATCGAGGTATAGATTTTCTGAGAGGCTTTGTTCATCTGCACCAAGTCATCGGTTGGGCTGATTTGCGCGAACAACGCCCGCTTACCATTGAGAATGGAATCGTCTTCAATGGTTTCCGCTTTAAGGGCTGATACATCGCCATAACGGCGGAAAGGGCTGTCAGGGAAATAACTTTTCAAATGTTCCAGATTGATGCGGCAGCCGTAGACGCGCGGGTCAACAGTGGGTTGTGTTTGGCTTTGGTGCTGAATTCCAACATTTCAGTGCCAAGACTGGCGGGGTCATCGGTCACGGCCAGACCGACCAGATAGGCTTTACCGGTATTGGCAAAGTTCGGGCGAATTTCCATCGAGGTATAGATTTTCTGAGAGGCTTTGTTCATCTGCACCAAGTCATCGGTTGGGCTGATTTGCGCGAACAACGCCCGCTTACCATTGAGAATGGAATCGTCTTCAATGGTTTCCGCTTTAAGGGCTGATACATCGCCATAACGGCGGAAAGGGCTGTCAGGGAAATAACTTTTCAAATGTTCCAGATTGATGCGGCAGCCGTAGACGCGCGGGTCAAATGACTCGGCCATCTGGTTGATATCGTCGGCGTCAATCACTCGCCCGTCGCAGGTATCACCGCGGGGTCATCGGTCACGGCCAGACCGACCAGATAGGCTTTACCGGTATTGGCAAAGTTCGGGCGAATTTCCATCGAGGTATAGATTTTCTGAGAGGCTTTGTTCATCTGCACCAAGTCATCGGTTGGGCTGATTTGCGCGAACAACGCCCGCTTACCATTGAGAATGGAATCGTCTTCAATGGTTTCCGCTTTAAGGGCTGATACATCGCCATAACGGCGGAAAGGGCTGTCAGGGAAATAACTTTTCAAATGTTCCAGATTGATGCGGCAGCCGTAGACGCGCGGGTCAAATGACTCGGCCATCTGGTTGATATCGTCGGCGTCAATCACTCGCCCGTCGCAGGTATCACCCTCAACGCCGATACGAAAATACTTAGAAACTTTCTTAGCCATGAGCGGCTCCATTCAGTGTGATTAGGGTTGTTCGGTTCGGGGCTTAGTTTCCAGACTGAGGGGGGTGGCAACAACGAAAGCCCGTTGTGACGGGGCTGGCACAACAGCGAGGACGCGCAGAGGGTCGGGCTGGTCGCGTAGCCTAATGGCATGAATACGACACCGAGCACCATTATCAGCGACCCACGGCGACAGGCGGCCTTGCTTTACTGGCAGGGTTTTTCTGTGCGCCAGATTGCGGACACGCTAAGCCTTAAATCGCCGACTGTGCAGAGCTGGAAGAAGCGCGACGGGTGGGACGCCATTGCGCCCATTTCCCGCGTGGAAACCAGCATGGAAGCGCGGTTAATTCAGCTCATCATGAAAGACGCTAAAGAGGGGCGGGACTTTAAAGAGATTGACCTGTTAGGCCGCCAGATTGAACGACTGGCGCGGGTGAACCGCTACAGCCAGACCGGCAGCGAGGCCGACTTAAACCCGAACGTGGCGAACCGCAACAAAGGGGAGCGCAAGACCCCGGATAAAAACCTGTTTAGCGAGTCAGCCATTGAAAAGCTGGAGTCTATTTTTCACGAAAATATCTTTGATTATCAGCGCAACTGGTTTGAGGCCGGACTCGCTCACCGCATTCGTAACATCCTAAAATCGCGCCAGATTGGGGCAACCTTCTTCTTTGCCCGTGAAGCACTGTTGGATGCCATCACCACGGGCCGTAACCAAATATTCCTGTCCGCCAGTAAAGCACAGGCGCATGTGTTCAAAAGCTACATTATCGACTTTGCCCGCATGGTTGATGTTGACCTGAAAGGCGACCCGATGGTGTTACCGAACGGGGCGCGCTTGTTCTTTCTCGGCACGAATGTCCGTACCGCGCAGAGCTATACCGGCAATCTCTATCTTGACGAGTATTTCTGGATACCCAAGTTTCAGGAGCTGCGCAAAGTTGCCAGCGGCATGTCATTACACAAAAAATGGCGTACCACCTATTTCTCCACGCCGTCGAGTCTGGCCCACAGCGCCTATCCGTTCTGGTCGGGTGAGCTGTTCAATAAGGGCCGTCGCAATAAATCCGACCATATCCAACTGGATCTCAGCCACAGCCATTTGGCCCGTGGCGCACTGTGTGATGATGGTCAGTGGCGGCAGATTGTGACGGTTGAAGATGCACTGGCGGGCGGCTGTAACCTGTTTGACCTCAACCAGTTGTCTCTGGAATACAGCCCAGCCGAATATCAAAACCTGTTGATGTGCGAATTTGTGGACGATCAAGCGTCCGTCTTCCCGTTCGCCGAGTTGCAGGCTTGCATGGTCGACAGTTTGGAAGAGTGGGAAGACTACAACCCGTATTCGTTGCGGCCGTTTGGTTATCGCCCAGTGTGGATTGGTTACGACCCCTCAGAGGCCAACGGCGGTGACAGTGCAGGGTGTGCGGTGATTGCCCCGCCGATGGTGCCGGGTGGCAAGTTCCGCGTATTGGAGCGCCACCAGTGGAAAGGGATGGATTTTGAGGCGCAGGCCAAGCATATCGAAGAATTAACGCAGAAATATTGCGTGGAATACATCGGCATTGATGCCACTACCGTCGGCCAAGGTGTTTTCCAATTGGTTCGCCAATTCTTCCCGGCCGCAAGAGAAATCAAATACACCCCTGAAATCAAAACCGCCATGGTGCTGAAAGCCAAGCACACCATTAATAACGGCCGTTTGGAATATGACACCGGCCACACCGACATTACGCAGTCCTTTATGGCTATTCGCAAAACCATGACCGCCAGCGGCAAGAGTTCGACTTATGTTGCCAGCCGCAGCGAAGAAGCCAGCCACGCCGATGTGGCGTGGGCGATTATGCATGCCTTGTTAAATGAACCCCTCACCGCGACATACGGCGGTCATAGCCCTAATTTCTTGGAGTTTTACGGATGAAATCAATGACTTTTACTACTGGTCAAATTGACGGCCTGCGCGAACATTTTGACAACTCAGCCTTTGACTATCAAAAGACGTGGTATCGGGTGGGGCAGACCGGCGTAGCCCGCAATATTACCAAATCGCGGCAGATTGGGGCCGACTGGCTTTTTGCTTTTGAAGCGTTACTGGATGCCCTCACCACTGGCCGCAATCAGCATTTTTTAACCGTCTCAAGATATAGCGCTCTAACGACCCGCGCCACGATTGCCGAGTTTTGCCGGGTAGTTAGGGTAAACGTGAACTCCTTCTCGCTGAATAATATTCTGTTAGGTAATGGCGCACTTATCGCCTTTTACGGTGAGAACAGTCACGCAGCCGCTCATGCCGGGAATGTGTACCTGGGTGAATATGCATGGGCTAAAAACCCGCGTTCAATACTGCAAATGGCTAAGGGGATGGCAATGCACAAAAATCATCGTTTAACGCTCTATACCACACCCTCCCGCTCACATACCGCGTTCAAGATTTGGAATGGCCCACTGCGCCGCCCACGAAAAGCCGTACCGGTGATACACACGGATAACGGTGTTTTTTGTGCTGATGGCGTATTCCGTCAATCGGTCACGGCTGATGATGCCATTCAGCAAGGTTGCACGTTATTGGAAAGACATTTGGGTAAAGATTGGCTGGAAAAGTATGCGTCGCCGGATGATTTCAAACTCTTATATTTGTGCGACTGGTCACAAGCGGCAAACAATGCAGGGGAAGTGAAATGAGTAAGCGCAAAGGCCGCAAGGCATTGAGTCGCCCGGTAACTAATCACACCGCCAGCCAACAGCAGCCGGTAGAGGCATTCACCTTTGGCGAACCCTCCGCCGTTCTTGATAAGCGGGAAATACTGGATTACATCGAATGCACCGGCAACGGAAAATGGTATGACCCACCTATCAGCTTTGACGGGCTGGCGCGCAGCTTTCGGGCGGCGGTGCATCACAGCTCGCCGCTGTAAGCGCAAAGGCCGCAAGGCATTGAGTCGCCCGGTAACTAATCACACCGCCAGCCAACAGCAGCCGGTAGAGGCATTCACCTTTGGCGAACCCTCCGCCGTTCTTGATAAGCGGGAAATACTGGATTACATCGAATGCACCGGCAACGGAAAATGGTATGACCCACCTATCAGCTTTGACGGGCTGGCGCGCAGCTTTCGGGCGGCGGTGCATCACAGCTCGCCGCTGTATGTGAAACGCAACATACTGGCGAGCACTTTTATCCCACATCCAATGCTCAGTCAGCAGGCTTTTAGCCGTTATGCGCTGGATTATCTGGTATTTGGAAATGCATTTTTAGAGATACGCCGTAACCAACTGGGCGCACCACTGCGCCTCGACCCCAGCCCGGCCAAGTACACCCGCCGAAATACTGGATTACATCGAATGCACCGGCAACGGAAAATGGTATGACCCACCTATCAGCTTTGACGGGCTGGCGCGCAGCTTTCGGGCGGCGGTGCATCACAGCTCGCCGCTGTATGTGAAACGCAACATACTGGCGAGCACTTTTATCCCACATCCAATGCTCAGTCAGCAGGCTTTTAGCCGTTATGCGCTGGATTATCTGGTATTTGGAAATGCATTTTTAGAGATACGCCGTAACCAACTGGGCGCACCACTGCGCCTCGACCCCAGCCCGGCCAAGTACACCCGCCGTGGATTAGAAAAAGATTGCTATTGGTTTGTGCAGAACTGGAAAAATGAACACCTGTTTGAAGCTGGTAGCATTTTCCACCTGATAGAGCCGGATATTAATCAGGAACTTTACGGTTTGCCGGAATATCTCAGCGGCTTAAATTCGGCTTGGCTCAATGAGGCGGCCACGCTGTTTCGCCGCAAGTATTACCAGAATGGCGCTCACGCGGGATACATTCTGTATATGACTGACGCCGCCCAAAGCAGCAGCGATATTGAGGCAATGCGTAAAGCGATGCGCGACACCAAAGGGCTAGGCAACTTCCGCAACCTGTTTATGTACGCGCCAAATGGTAAAAAAGACGGTATCCAGATTTTACCGTTGAGTGAAGTCGCCACCAAAGATGACTTTTTTAATATCAAGAACGCCACCCGCGACGACCTGCTCAGTGTGCACCGGGTGCCACCGCAGATGATGGGGATTATTCCCAACAATACCGGCGGTTTCGGTGACGTGGCGAAAGCCTCACAAGTCTTTGTCCGCAATGAGTTAACGCCGCTGCAAGAACGATTGAAAGAGGTGAATGACTGGATAGGGCTAGAGGTGATCCGGTTCAAGCCTTATGAACTGATAAGCGAGGATTGATATGGGATGTAAAGCGCCAACACCACCGCCATATAACCCCGGTGACACAGTGAAGAGACCCGCGCCACCGCCGCAGCCACCGCAAAAATACAAAACGAAAAAAGGAATAATGATGGAAACGCAAACTAACCCAAAAATCACAGCACAACTGGCGGCTGATATTCTTAACCAAGCGCTGTCGCTTGACCCGGATTGTATTACTGCACTGGTATCGCAACGGGTAGAGTGTAACGCGGCATTAGCCCATGACTCTGAGGTAGCGTGTGGTATGTCTAAAGGCAAATACATGACTGGCGCGCTTGGTATTATCAACTCACTGGTCAAAGACGGCGTCGTTGCCGCACAGTTTACTGATGACAATAAGCTAACCGCGTTTCAGGTTTACAAATAGTTAACTGATAGTTTTGAATATCATAGCCGCCGAACCGGGCGGCTTTTTCATGCCTGAAAAGTAGCGATTCCAACACCTCGCGCCATACGCCACCAGACGCCCGCCACGCCCTCGCACCCCATGAACACGCATTGATTCCCAACCCAACCGAACGCAGCACCACGGCCCGCACAAGATCGATAAATAAGGGTATCAAAACCCTTTGCGCGCAATGCTATCCCCGCCACGCCTGCGCGCTTCGCAGGTCGCTTTTCATGCACTTGCATGAGGCATCGAGAACCGCGCTGGGACTGGGGCTAGCTGGGATTTTCTGGCTCAGGTTCATCATGCAAAATCATGCACTATATGCATGCAGCGCTAAAAATCAGCGTAAAGAAGGTAAACCGGACTCCCCTTCCCCGTCTAAATAGCTATTTTTAGCTTCCATGGCTAATTCAGCAATCCACGCCAATGCTACTTCCCGGTCTCTATTTTTCATCTCGTCACCGGCTGACATTCTGGCTATGAGGTCTATACGTTCGAGCAAAACTAGCCCATCTAAATCTATCACCAATAATCTCCCAGCACTTGTGCATACTGTGTTTATATACAGTATACTATGCACTTTTTAAGAAAACTTCTATATAAATATATGGTTTTACTTGAGTAAAAAATTTTGGCTTAAAAAGCAGCCTATTGAACAACAAGCCTTTTATGCATAAAAACAGTGAACACGGTACGTCACACTACATATTTAGTTTGTAGTGTGACGCGTCACAACGGTTTAATTGCGCTAATCAATAGGCTATTAATGCCTTTAGTTTGCCAACAAGCAGACTCACCCCGTAAACAACACCCATTTGGATCGCCCGGCAAGGTATCGCCACATTTGCCGCACCGTTGTTTACCCAGTTCAGCTTGTTGCTCTTTTAGTCGCTGGTTATCTTGCCGAATCAGCAGCGCGATATATTCCGGTAAATCGTAGGCTGGCCGGAACAGACGCCGGGCGGCCATGCCCTCGGTCAACATGGCGTATTCTTCTGGCTCCAGTCGGGCGCGAATCTCATTGATACCGGCAGATTTATCACGCTGGCGCTGTGCCTGTTTGCGGGTAGTTGCGGCGGTTTTAGTCATGGTTTTCCTCACAGGTAGATTAATCATCGAATTCCGGCCGAAACGATGCGCCATTGGGTTGTGCGGGTTTCATGAATATGGTCAGCGCCCAAGTGAGGCGCATAGATACCGACGACTTTCTGCACTTCTTCATCGTAGGCGTTCAGCTCATCGGCGACGCGCTTGGCTAACCGGACGGTCTGATTACCGCAATTGGTTCCACCTTGCGCCATGATGTAGGCAGCAAAATCACCCTCATCAGCAGCATGGCGCACAGCTTCCACCGTTTCGTCGAAAGTCTCGGCCAGACTAATAGAACGGATACGGCGACACTCGCGATAGACTCCCATGGAGGGAAGCCCAATCGGGCGAAATTGAGGGATGCGCCACGTTGCCGCCCACGCTGTTACCGCCGCAGCGGAGTCAGTCAGCAGCTCACCGGTTTCATGATCACGTTCACCCTCAAGCGCATAGCCGTCGATATTCTTGGCAATGTATTTAGCAATGTAGCCAGCGGCCCCGCCTTTGTTCAGGTGCTTGCACTCAAAGCGATATTTAGCGGCTCCGCGCTCGTCACCGTCTTCTTTCAACGCATAGCGGCGCATGATGTCGATTACCTGCTGGCGCTGGCGGCGTTGGCAAAACAGCATCATGTGCCAGTGCGGCGTACCGTCATGGTGTGGCTCAACTACGCGCATTCCGTAGACACTTAATTCGTTGTCTTTAAAGGCGGTGCGCATCTTGCTCCAAATCTTGCAGAGATAGCGCTGGCCGTCTTTGGGTGAATAGGCTTCATCATTCCACTTATGATTAAGCTGGACTTTCTCATTGTCGCCTTTCCCAACAACGCGAATCGGGTGATATTTTGACGGGGTGGTGATGGTCAGGAACATGCCGACGTGCTTTTGCCCGGCAGCATATTTTTCCGTGAAAGCGATGGTGTTCATCAACTCCATACGGCGAATTTCTGGATTAGAAATACTCGCCATCACCTTATCAATCAGGTCGATCGTCACCATCTTCTTTCAACGCATAGCGGCGCATGATGTCGATTACCTGCTGGCGCTGGCGGCGTTGGCAAAACAGCATCATGTGCCAGTGCGGCGTACCGTCATGGTGTGGCTCAACTACGCGCATTCCGTAGACACTTAATTCGTTGTCTTTAAAGGCGGTGCGCATCTTGCTCCAAATCTTGCAGAGATAGCGCTGGCCGTCTTTGGGTGAATAGGCTTCATCATTCCACTTATGATTAAGCTGGACTTTCTCATTGTCGCCTTTCCCAACAACGCGAATCGGGTGATATTTTGACGGGGTGGTGATGGTCAGGAACATGCCGACGTGCTTTTGCCCGGCAGCATATTTTTCCGTGAAAGCGATGGTGTTCATCAACTCCATACGGCGAATTTCTGGATTAGAAATACTCGCCATCACCTTATCAATCAGGTCGATGCGCTCACCGGTTTCAATATTTTCTAACTGGCAGCTTTTGAGGTATTCCAAATTAGACTGGCGACGGGCGAAAACTTCGCGGATAGCCTGCTTGCTAGCATAAGAAGATGCTGAAACATCCCGGCTGACATTACCGACAGCAATCAATAATGCTTCCCGCCAGCGGGTGCGCTGTGCTTTGAGTTTGCGCTCCCACCATTCGGGATTAGCCAGCCGTGACAGGCTAGCGATAGCAGACGTGATATCTAACCGGCCTTTCAGGTATTTGCGCCAATGCATCGGCGTGATATTAAAAGCGCGCACCATTCTGGCAAGATCGCCATAAATACGAACCTGTGTATCGGTCTGCAATAAAACGGCCCTGTCACCCTGATTCGCTTTGATGCATTCATCACAATGATGGTTATACGCCACCATTAACTCATCACCGATTTTGCGGGCAAAGCGGCGCAGCTCTTTATCATGCATACC